AAAAAAAACCCCCTCCGATTTCTCAGAGGGGGTTCGAACTTCATACGGTATGAAGTTATTTGATTTCCGCGCCCATCGCGGTCAACCATGAAGCGATGCATGCATGCATGTCGCCTTTGTCGTCATCGTATTCGGCTTGTACGACCGTGCACATATCTTTAAATTCGGCATGGTTAAATGCCTTCAATAAAAGACTGTCCAGAGTCGCCTTGCCCTTGCCCGCGCCGCCTTTGCCTTTCTTTGCATCGGTGCGTGACTTGTTCCAATCGGTGATGGGTTTACCAGTTGCTACCGCCTCGCGGAATGTAGTCAGGTAGTTATTGGCAGTCCCACTCGCCAGTCCAGCGCCCGTCAGGGTAGCGTGAAAATCGATGGCAATCACGTCTTTGCGACGGTCGCCAACTTTCTGCACGCCAGCCTCACGCATGGTTACGACCAGCGCGTTAACGCCAGCCATCGCTGTTTCCTGAGCTTTGCTAGCTTCGAGGGACGCTAGACAAAACCGCGCAGCCTGCACGCCATAGTCACCTAGGGATGCAACTGCACGGGTAGCCAAAGATACAGCGCCGAGTTTTGCTTTCGTAGTCATGATGGGTTCCTTTAGGAAAACATCGCACATGGACAACGCGCCATGTGAACGATGCATCGGGTATATCAACTCCCGATGACTGAAATGTAGGCCATCCTTAACATCTTTGCACGAGATAGCGCATTTTCATACGGTATGAAGTTAAATATGGATAACGCTACAGGGAGACCCCATACCCCCTTTTTAGGATTTAGGGGAGGTAGGGGGGTCGGGGGGTGGAATTTGCACATCCAACCACTCATTTTTCAAAACACCCCCCTCCCCCTATATATTTTTCCAACCAAATTTGCTTTACTTTTTTATACAGAACACCCCCCGGCTAGGAGTCCCAGTGTTTTTTATCCCCCCTATATAACTTTGTGCTATATTGATTGTGTTGAGGAAGTCCACTGTGTGACCGAGTTGGCCTATGGTTGACGTAGCTAGAGAGACTTGAGTGCCGCTATGGGCAATACTTGGGCCTCCGTGAGTTCAAATCTCACCATGCTGGTCTTCCCAACACCCCCTTCTTAATTGGAGTGCCCTGTTTGCTTTTCGTTGTATGACCATACTGATTACGCCGGAACTGAACGTACCGCCCCCTTTCCGCATGACGGGGGATGAAATCATGGACTTGCATGAGCGCACTGCTCGTGCGTTTAGTACCGTACAGTTTCTGCAAGACAATGGTTTAGACGACGAAGCGGCAGCGCCCACTGAAGCTGACCGCAAAGAAGCACGGGCGTTGTTCATGGACAGCCCCACAGCCGAGCCTGAGATTCGCACTCCGGGTAAAGCCCTGATGCTGCGGGCCATGCTGACCGAGTACGACATCGACGTTGTGCGCAATGCAAGTCAGGTACGCCGGTACATCCAGTTGAAACTCTTGGAGATGACGGACTCCAAGAAAGAGAATATCCAGCTAAAGGCGCTGGAGATGCTTGGCAAGATGACCGACGTTGGCGCGTTTGCTGACCGTGTGGAAATCAACGTCACGCACCGCAGCACCGAGGAGCTTGAGAACGAGTTGGCCTCTAAGCTGGCGGTCTACATGGGCGACATCATTGATGTGGAGAGCAAGGAGTTTAATGACTTTGCCAACTTCAACCCCAACAACTTCAACCCCAACAACTATGACCCCATCCCGCAAGCCCCTGCCGTCCAGATGATTGACCTTGACGAAGAGTTGGGGATTGATGGCAGTGAGATGGAGAACGGGGAAGAGTTGGGGATTGATGGCAGTGAGATGGAGAACGGGGAAGAGATGGGCGAATTTAGTGAGTCCGGGGGGTTCAGTGAACCTGCGTGACCACTTTAAGAACCCGGCGGTGATTGAGCGCATACAGCAGCTTACGCCGGAGCAACTCAAAACCTTGGTCAAAAGGTTCCCGCAGGACGAGCAAGCAGCAGTCATGGACATTTTGGGGGAACTGCGTACCCGTCAGGTGCGGGCGGTGGCCTCTGAAGACTTTATGACGTTCGTCAGAGAGATGTGGCCTACGTTTATTGGGGGGCGACACCACAAACGGATGGCCCAAGCCTTTGAAGAAGTGGCCCGAGGGGAGTGTAAACGGCTCATCATCAACATGCCACCACGGCATACCAAGTCAGAATTCGCGTCTTACCTCCTACCGGCGTGGTTTTTGGGGAAATACCCCCACAAAAAGGTCATTCAGACCTCCCACACGGCTGAATTGGCGACTGGATTTGGTCGAAAAGTACGTAATTTAGTGGATTCCGCCCCCTACAAACGCATTTTTCCAGCCATCGAACTGCAAACTGACTCCAAAGCAGCGGGTCGATGGAACACAAACTTCGGCGGAGACTACTTCGCTATCGGTGTGGGCGGCGCGGTGACCGGAAAAGGCGCTGACATCCTCATCATTGACGACCCACACTCCGAACAAGAGGCCGCGATAGGCGCATACAACCCCGAGGTGTACGACAAAGTGTACGAGTGGTACACATCTGGCCCTCGTCAGCGTCTGCAACCGGGCGGAGCCATCATTATTGTGATGACGCGCTGGTCATTGAGAGACTTGACAGCCCAAGTGCTGAAGTCAGCGGCTCAAAGGGGCGGCGAAGAGTGGAAAGTCATCGAATTTCCAGCCATTTTGCCCAATGAGACCGCACTCTGGCCTGAATTTTGGCATCTTGATGAACTCCAAGCCCTGCGCAATGAGCTTCCAAGCGGAAAGTGGATGGCTCAGTACCAGCAGCAGCCCACTTCGGACACAAACGCCATCATCAAACGCGAATGGTGGAAATGGTGGGAGGATGACCGGCCTCCAGCATGTGAATTCACGATTCAGGCGTGGGATACCGCGCACGAAATCAAAAAAGTCAACGACTACTCAGCCTGTTCTACATGGGGTGTCTTCTACAACGACGAGGACAAGCACCTGCCCAACATCATCTTGCTCAATGCATTCAAGAAGCGGCTGGAGTTCCCCGATTTGAAGAAACGGGCGTTTGAAGAGTGGGAAGAATGGAACCCAGATTCCTTCCTTGTGGAGAAAAAAGCCTCTGGTTCCCCACTCATCCAAGAGTTCCGTGCAATGGGCATCCCCGTGCAGGAATACAGCCCCGGTAAGGGGCAAGACAAGATAAGCAGGCTGAACTCCGTCTCGGATTTGTTCGCCTCGGGTAAAGTATGGGCTCCTCGTACCCGTTGGGCTGAGGAGTTAGTGGATGAAGTGGCAGCATTCCCATCAGGGGAGCATGATGACTTGGTGGACTCCATGACGCTGGCACTGATGCGGTTTAGACAAGGTGGCTACTTACGCTTGCCGTCAGACGAGCAAGACCCAATTCAGTACTTCAAGAGCCCTCGCGGCGCAAAGTACTACACAGTTTAAGGACACGATATGGCAACAGGGTACATGGGCAGTGGTGACATGAGCAAAGGGCTGTACCAAGCTCCGATGGGGCTGGCAGACATGGAGGGGCCGGGGATTGAAATTGAGATTGAAGACCCCGAAGCTGTGCATATGCACATGGGGGACATTGAAGTTGACCTTACCCCCGGCGGTAGCAAAGAAACTTCCAATGACTTTGATGCCAACTTGGCTGAGTACATGGATGACGGTGAACTTGCCGAGATTGCGGGTGAACTGATTGAAGCGTTTACCAAAGACCTAGGTGACCGCAAAGAGTGGATTAAGACCTACGTTGATGGCTTGAAACTGCTGGGGCTTCAATACGAAGACCGCACGGAGCCGTGGCAGGGCGCGTGTGGTGTGTTCCACCCGATGCTGACTGAGGCAGTTGTACGGTTCCAGTCCGAAGGTATCACCGAAACTTTTCCTGCAAGTGGGCCAGTCAAGACCAAGATTCTTGGTAAAGACACCAAGGAGAAAGAAGAAGCAGCAGAACGTGTCCAAGTGGACATGAACTACCAGCTTACCGAGGTGATGACCGAGTACCGCCCGGAGCATGAGAAGCTGTTGTGGTCACTGCCCTTGGCAGGCTCTGCGTTCAAGAAGGTCTACTACGACCCGAATAAAGAGCGGCAAGCCGCTGTGTTTATTTCCGCTGAAGACATCGTTGTGCCCTACGGGGCATCCAGTATCGAAGAATCCCCTCGCGTAGCGCATGTAATGCGCAAGACCGAGAATGAAATCCTGAAACTGATTGAAGCTGGGTTCTATCGTGATGTGGACTTGGGGGAGCCAAGTTTTGAGTTGGACGATATTGAGAAGCAGAAAGCCGAAGAACAAGGCATGTCTGCGATTCAAGATGACCGGTATCGTGTTCTTGAGTTCCACGTTGACTTGGACTTGCCCGGTTTTGAGCACCAGAACAAGAAGAAGCAGAAGACAGGGATTGCCCTGCCGTATGTGGTGACTATTGAGAAAGGCACCCGTACTGTTCTGGCTATCCGCCGTAATTGGTACGAGGATGACAACCTGCATACCAAGCGTCAGCACTTTGTTCACTACCAGTACATCCCCGGCTTTGGCTTCTATGGCTATGGCCTCATCCACTTGATTGGCGGCTATGTAAAGAGCGCCACCATGTTGCAGCGTCAGTTGATTGACGCAGGGACTCTGAGCAACTTGCCCGGTGGTCTGAAATCCCGTGGCCTGCGTATCAAGGGTGACGACACCCCCATCCAGCCGGGTGAGTTCCGTGATGTGGATGTGCCCAGCGGCTCAATCCGCGACAACATTCTCCCTCTCCCCTATAAAGAACCCAGCCAAGTTCTGTTTACGCTATTCCAGACTATTGTCGAGGAGGGCCGCTCGTTTGCCTCTGCTGGTGATATGAACGTCAGCGACATGTCGGCGCAGGCTCCAGTGGGCACAACGCTGGCTCTGCTGGAGCGGCAGTTGAAGGTGATGGGCGCTGTTCAGGCCCGCATGCACTACACGATGAAGCAGGAGTTCAAGCTGCTGAAGACCATCATCGCCGACTACACACCGGAGGAGTACGACTACGCTCCCGAGGATGACTCGGATGACGACATGGAGGACGACCGTCGGGCTAAGAAAGCCGACTACGACATGGTGGAGGTCATACCTGTCAGTGACCCCAACGCAGCCACGATGGCGCAGAAGATTGTGCAGTACCAAGCGGTGATGCAGCTTGCACAGAGCGCACCCCAGTTGTACGACATGGCGTTCCTGCACCGGCAGATGATTGAGGTGCTGGGGGTCAAGAACGCAGACAAGCTGGTCAAGATTGAGGACGATGCGGTTCCCACAGACCCGGTGACCGAGAACCAGAACTTGCTGACTGGCAAGCCGGTCAAAGCGTTCATTGAGCAGAACCACCAAGCGCACATTGCTGTTCATGTGTCCGCTATCCAGAATCCGAAGATTCAGCAGTTGATGCAGCAGAACCCAGCAGCGCAAGCCATCATGGCAGCGGCTATGGCCCACATCAACGAGCATGTGGCATTGGAGTACCGCAAGCAGGTTGAGTCTGCGATTGGCATGTCGTTGCCCGGTGAGGACATGAACAAGAAGGTTACGCCCGAGCAGGCTGACCAGATTGCCGTTATGTCGGCACAAGCCTCCCAGCAGATTCTTCAACGTGACCAGCAGCAGGCCCAACAGCAAGCAGCGCAGCAGCAGCTTCAAGACCCTGTGGTGCAGATGCAGATGCAGCAGCTTCAGATTCAACAGCAAGACCTCCAGCTTAAGGCGCAGAAACAGCAGCTTGATGCGGCAGCTAAGGCTGACCAGCTTCGGATTGAGCAAGCGCGGATTGAAGCGCAGAAAGAGATTGCGGCTATGCAGGTTGCAGCGCAGTCGGCTCAAGCTAAAGACAAGCTAGAGAAACAAATGGAGATGGAAGGTGTTCGCATGGGCATTGATGTCGCCAAGAGCAAAGCGCAGCACCAGCAACAGCAGCGGCAAGCTAATGCCCAAATGCAGTACCAATCCCAAAACCGCACACCACGTAAGGAGGCTTGATGGAAACCAATCGGGTACTTAGCTACCTTGCAAAAGAGATTGAACAATTACGTACCGACCAAGTTGTTTTCCTAGCAAGTGGTCGAGCAAACGATTTTGCCGAGTATCGGCATGTCTGCGGTGTCATCCGGGGTCTGACACATGCAGAAACTATCGTTAAAGACCTCGTGCAAAAACTGGAGAAAGATGATGAGTGAATTTGATATCGCTGCGGTGGATTTGTCGGGGGTTTTGAATAAGAGCCCCGAAGAAAAAGCTAAGCAGTTGCCTGACCCGAAAACCTTCCACATGCTGTGTGTTGTACCTGAAGCGATGGAGGAATATGCGGAGAGTGAATCGGGAATCCTTAAGTCCGCCCAAGCAATGCACTACGAAGAAGTACTGACCCCAGTGCTGTTTGTAGTCAAGATGGGCCCAGATGCGTACCAAGACAAAACCCGGTTCCCCAGTGGGCCATCTTGCAAAACAGGTGACTTCATCATCTGCCGACCCAATTCAGGCACCCGCTTGAAAATTCATGGGCGCGAATTTCGCATCATCAATGACGACTCGGTGGAAGCCGTTGTCGAAGACCCGCGCGGTATCCAACGCGCTGCTTAAGGAGTAATGTATGCCTGCATTTGAAGACGACATTTTTGAGTTTCCTGACGAGAAGGAAGCCAAAGCTGCGGCTAAAGCCGAAGCAAAAGAAGACGATAAGTTTGAGGTTGAGATTGAGGACGACACGCCGCCCGCAGACCGTGGACGTAAAGCTGCGCCTCCTCCTGAAGACCCTACCGACGACGAGTTGTCCTCGTACGATGAGAAAGTTCAAGCACGTATTAAGAAGTTCACCCGTGGATACCACGATGAACGCCGTGCCAAGGAAGAAGCCCTGCGCGAACGCGAAGCAGCCGAGGCTTTTGCCAAGCAGGTGTTTGAAGAGAACAAGCGCCTCCAGCACCAGCTTTCTTCGGGCAGTAAGGTACTGATTGAAACTTCCAAGAGCGCGGCTGAGATTGAGTTGGAATCAGCCAAGAAGTTTTATAAGGAAGCATACGACGCTGGCGATGGCGATAAGTTGGTAGACGCACAGGAGAAAATGACCAGTGCCCGTCTCAAACTTGAACGCGCCAACGGTATGCGTCCTATTGAGGTTGAAGACCGCGAGTTTCCTGTGCAGCAACCCGTACAGCCTCGTTCAGCCCGCGCTGACAAATGGGCGGATAAGAACAAGGACTGGTGGGGCCGAGACGAAGAAATGTCTATGGCGGCAGTAGGAATTGACAAGAAATTGCAAAGGTTGTATGGTGCGGACTACGTAGGTACTGAAGAGTACTTCCAAACCATCGACAAAACGATGCGCAAACGATTTCCTGAGTATTTTGAAGATGCTCAGAGCCATGAGGATGATGACCCGCCTCCACAAAAAAGGACATCAGAACCGGACGAGGAAGAATCTCCCCGCCGTGCAAGACCCGCTACCGTGGTTGCTCCGGCTTCACGTAGCACCCCGCCTAACCGTATCAAGTTAAAGGCATCCGAAGCCGCCATTGCGCGTCGTCTTGGGGTTCCTATCGAACTTTATGCCAAACAGGTTGCTCAACTGAAAAGAGGTAATTAAAAATGGAAACTCAGAACCCAACTCCGAAACAAAACCGTTTAGGTCGTGAATTGGAAACCCGTGAAACTACCTATCGTCCAACTGCTTGGCGTCCGCCTGAAACGCTGCCCGCTCCCAACCCTCGGGATGGGTGGGCACACCGGTGGATTCGCATCAGCACTTTAGGAGCTTCTGACCCATCGAATATCTCTGGAAAGTTACGTGAAGGCTATGAACCCGTGAAAGCGGAGGATTATCCTGAACTAATGATGCACGCTACTACCGAAGGCCGCTTTAAAGGCGGTATTGAAGTAGGTGGATTGATTTTGTGTCGGATTCCGGCTGAATTTATGGTTCAACGTGCCGCTTTCTATGCTAATAAAAATAAGCAGCAGATTGACTCCGTTGACAATACTTACATGCAGGATAACGACCATCGTATGCAAAAGTTTGCCCAGAGAAAATCTGAAGTGACTTTTGGTTCTGGTCTTTAAACATTAGGAGTTTTTATGGCATATCCTGTCGTATCAGCGCCGTATGGTTTGCTACCGCAGAACCTTATTGGAGGTCAAGTATTTGCTGGTTCCACCCGCATGTACAACATCCAGTACGGCTATGCGACTAGCATCTTCTATGGTGACTTTGTTGTTCTCTCTCGTGGCTTTGCCACACGCGCCTCGGTCTCTACTGGCACTGGTCTGAACCAGACCGTCGGTATTTTCTTGGGATGCACCTACACCAACCCCACAACTAAGCAAAAGTTGTTCTCCCAATATTGGCCCGCAAGCACCGCTGCCGGTGACTGCCAAGCCTATGTGTTGGATGACCCTGATGCTGTGTTCAAGGCGGTTGTTTGCAGTTCCGGTACTACCGTTGCTTCGGGCGCTCTGGCGATGATTGGCACTAACCTGTCCGCTATCGACAACACTGGCAGCACCAATACCGGTAACTCTGCCAACGCTGTTCTGGCTCCCACTGCTACCCCGGTCACCACCACTCTGCCCCTGCGCATGGTTGGCGTTGTTCCCGAGACCGCAGTCGCTCTGGGTACTGCCACCTATAGTTCGGGTACTTCTACTCTGACCGTGAGTGCTTTGCCTAATGCATTGCCAGTTGGTACGGACGTTGCTGTATTGACCACTAGCGGTCAAATTGCATCGACGGGTTCTTTCGTGAAAACCGCAGCAGCCGCTGGCGCAACCTCGGTTGTGCTTGACCAAGCCGCTACGTTCACTTTGAACTCGGGTGTTTACACCTCGACCGTCGTCTTCACCCAGTATCCTGAAATCTTGGTCAAACTGAACCAAGGTTTGCATGGCTACTACTCCGCCACCGGCGCATAAGGAGTAACACAAAATGGCTATTTCACGCGCACAGCTACTTAAAGAGCTGCTCCCCGGACTGAACGCTTTGTTCGGTATGGAATATGCTCGCTACGGCGAAGAGCATAAGGAAATCTACGAGACTGAAACCTCGGAGCGTTCCTTTGAAGAAGAAACCAAGTTGTCTGGCTTCTCCGCCGCTCCGGTGAAGAACGAGGGCTCTGCAATTGCGTATGACAATGCGCAAGAGGCTTGGACTACTCGCTACAACCACGAGACCATTGCTTTGGGCTTCTCCATCACTGAAGAGGCAATCGAAGACAATCTGTATGACAGCTTGTCCGCTCGTTACACCAAAGGTCTGGCCCGCGCTATGGCGTACACCAAGCAGGTTAAAGCTGCTGCTGTTATCAACAACGGTTTCTCTGCCAACATCATTGGCGGTGATGGCGTTTCGTTGTTCAACACTGCTCACCCGCTGGTCAATGGTGGCACTAACAGCAACCGTCCTTCCACCGCTGCCGACTTGAACGAGACTTCCTTGGAAGCCGCCGTTATTCAAATCGCTGCTTGGACAGACGAGCGTGGTCTGCTGATTGCAGCTAAGCCTCGTAAGCTGATTGTCCCCCCAGCCCTGCAATTCGTTGCTACCCGTCTGTTGGAAACCAGCCTGCGTGTTGGTACTACCGACAACGATATCAATGCGTTGAAGAACAACGGTTCGATTCCTGAAGGTTACACAATTAACCACTTCTTGACGGACTCCAACGGCTGGTATCTGACCACTGACGTACCCAACGGTCTCAAGCACTTCGTGCGTTCGCCTCTGGCAAACAGCATGGACGGTGACTTTGATACCGGCAACGTGCGTTACAAGGCCCGCGAACGTTATTCGTTCGGCTGGTCTGACCCGCTGGGCATCTTCGGTTCGCCCGGTTCGTCCTAATCGGACTCAGTAAGGTAGAGGTGACTGGCCTGCCACTAGGGCCCCTTCGGGGGCCCTTTTTATTGTATGATTGCGATTCCAAGACGCGTGG